TTACTTAAGTTGTAAAAAACGACCAAGTACATTCTTATTCTTCTTCTCATATTCCATTGCTTTTATATTTGCTTCGTGTTGTTTTCTTAATATCATCTGTTCATGTTCTCTCTGTTGTTTGCTTATAATGCCCTCCGACTCCTGTGAAGATAATGGTGCGGTGTCCTGACGACCACGCTCCTGTGCTAGATGATCCATAGATTTATACTTTTTCACATTAGCATAATCACTCTCACTGACGGTAAGCACTGTCTGATCCTTATGAACTTTACGTAAATCATCGTATTTTAATTTACTAAATGGGTCGGACGTCGCATAAACATCGTCGGAATTGCCATACAGATTGGTGCCACCTGCACTATTCAACGTCTGTACGCCCGTATGACGAATTAGAGAACCTTGTTGTTGTTTTACTTGGTCAAATGCGCGACCCATTCCCTCTTTCGTAACATTAGACACATTTGTATATTGTGCGTCTCCACTGCGAAACCAGTCATTCCTACTCTCGTCGGGTTTCACCGACATATTCGTCTCAAAAAGGTCATTAAATGTCGTATTGAAATCCTTTTTATTCATCTTCCCTATAACACCTGATACCTGTTCTTGACCTACATCTTTGTTCTCCAAAGGTGTGTATGCGGTGTTCTTACGATCACCGCGTTGTTCGTGCTTCACTTTTTCATTATAATAATTCACGACAAATTCGTACGCCTTCTTATAAAATAAAAAATATTTTTGGTCCAAACGTGATTTATCCGGATGTGTCATGAGAACCTTTCTCTTTGCGCGTTTCATGTCATCAGCATTCATATTATAATTCATCTCGAATAAATCTAAGATTTCATCAAAGCTGTATTTACTAATATCCAAATTATGTTGAGAACCCGACATTGTGTATATGTATATTCGGCGATTTTTTTAATTTATTAATGACGAAAGAATATAAATATTATTTTACCCTTAATCCATATGTCTAGTTACGATTTTGACGGTGAGATTGAGGGTGTTACTGGATTACAGACACTCATTAATGAGAACCCTGGTCTGTTAGTTGTTAAAATGGGAGCAACTTGGTGCGGTCCTTGTAAAAAAATTAAGGAGATCTCTCATGAAAAAATGTCGGGTTTGTCCGACACTTGGGGAAATTCGGTTAATATTATTGAAATCGATATTGACGATAGTTTTGAACTGTATGCCAGTCTCAAAACTAAGCGTATTGTGAATGGTATTCCTGCTATTCTTTGTTGGTTTAAGGGTAATACAGAACTTAGACCGGATGAGTTTATAAACGATTCTGACCCGAACGGGGTTGCTCTGTTGTTTGAACGATGTGATGCTTATCTGAAATCTATGTAGTTACACAACATACTTTATTGTTATGGAAGAGATCGCGAATTTTACCGAATGCCGTGCGTCGTTCAGTTCGCATCTTGAAAACACTCTCTGCCTCACTCTTGTCTTCCTGCTTACTATTCCGTCTAAATGGTTCAAAAGCAGAGTTCGGTCCTCCAAACGCATATCCATTAATCTTTCCATTATGGGACGGATTGGTAAGTGGGGCGGTTTTAATATTCATAGTAACTGTGTTTTTATGAATATTTGCGTTTTTATAAAAGATTTCAATTTTTATAAAAAAACTAGTTTTGGATTCTCTTTTGATTTTTCAAAAAGTGGACAAAAATAAATGTCCAAATTTTACTTTTTGAAAAATACTTTTTCAGCGTTTTTTTTGAAAAAGTGATTTAAAGCATAATGCAGTAAATTCTATTTTTCAGTGGTTATTTTGTTTGCATATTTATTTTTTTTATTTTCATTCGTTTTATTTAGGCGTTTTTTTCTGTTCTAATATATTAGAACATTTTCGAATGAATTTTACGCCAAAAAACGCCAAAAAATTTTCTTGTAAAACTTGCAACTTTGAATGCTTTAAACAATCTGATTTTAATAGACATATTTTGACTGCAAAACATAAAAATAGAACAAATAGAACAGAAAAAACGCCAAAAAACGCCAAAGCATACGAATGTGTTTGTGGAAAAAAATATAAATCAAGAAGCAGTTTATGGTATCATAAAAAAAAGTGTGATCAAGTAAATAATTCAATAGTAGTTTCTGAAAACAAAGTAAGAGAACCAACAGATAACTCAACAATACTAGAGTTAATGGCACAAAACAAGGAATTAATGGATATGTTACAGGAACAAAATAAAGTGATACAAGAATTAGTTCCGAAAGTGGGTAATAATAATACTATAAATAATACGAATAACACAAATAATAATAACTTTAATTTGCAGGTGTTTCTGAATGAGGATTGTAAAGACGCATTAAATTTTTCGGAATTCATTGATAAGATCCAAGTAACATTTGACGACTTGGAGAACCAAGCACAAATAGGATACACAAAAGGTATAACTAAACTATTTATAGAGAACCTACGAGACTTAGGTACACATAAAAGACCGATACACTGTACAGATCAAAAACGAAAAACCATATATATAAAGGAAAACGACGAATGGGATAAGGGAGGTTCTCAAGAATCAATCAAGAAAGGAATTCAAGAGGTAACGCGACGCACCCAAGAAATACTTATCAAGAAGAAGGAAGAGAATCATGAAGAATACGAAGATATCCATTCCGATTTCTCTGAAAAGTGTTTGACTATACAACAGAACTTGATGCCCGAATACCCCCGCGACACCACAATTAATAAAGTGATGGAAAATATAACTGCAACATCACGTTTAGATAAAGCATAAACACAGAATGATTAAAAAAATTGAAGAATTTATAATAATATGATTTAGTATATAAAAACTACAAAATGGTCAAAAAACGTTGTGCTTGTTGCAATAAGAAGATTGGGATAATGGGTTTCTCCTGTAGGTGTTTGAATGAGAATAACGAACCAAATGTATTCTGTGCTAGTTGTCGTATGCCTCGTACGAAATCTAGCGATAAGTTCGGTCATGATTGCAATTTTGACTATAAGCAAATGGGACGCGAATTGTTGATGAAGAATAATCCACAAATTCAAACAGTTAAAGTTGAAACTATTTAAAAATAATATATTTAGTATTGTATATAATGCAGATTTTCGTTAAGACTCTCACTGGGAAGACCATTACACTTGATGTTGAACCTTCGGACACCATCGATAACATCAAGACTAAGATCCAAGATAAGGAGGGAATACCACCTGACCAGCAGCGATTAATTTTTGCTGGTAAGCAACTGGAAGACGGTAGGACGCTTTCTGACTATAATATTCAGAAAGAATCCACACTTCATCTCGTATTACGATTAAGAGGAGGCATTTTTAGGTAAATATCTCTTTTTATTGATTATAATATAACTACTTAAAGATTTTTTTGCAGTTATATTATTGAAAAAATGATTAAATGTACGACCTGTCGAAATGAAAAAGAAGTTTCTCAGTTTATGAAAGGAGAAAAAATGTTGTCTAAGTGTAATGAATGTCGCATTAAGGCGAAAAAATGGAGAGATAAAAATAAGGAACGCATTTCGATATATAATAAATATACGAATGAGAAGAAAAACAATAATAAAGAAGTACAAACTATGGTATATGCCAAAAAACCAAGTGAAGAAATGTGGATAGAATATAAAACACAATTAGATGCATCGAAGGCATTAAATTTGCGAACATCCAATATAAATAAAGTAATAAAGGGACATTTAAAAACAACAGGAGGTTATGAATTTAAGATAGAAACGGCGACAGTAGAAAAAATAGAAACACCTTCTTGGGAAGAGATAAAGAAAGAAAATGAAATTCAGGATAAAACAAAAGGACAACCATCACAACAAAGAATTAATCATGAAACAATAGATAATGTTATTGGAAAAAAATGTTGTAATTGTAAAGAATGGCAACCATTGATTAATTATAATAATGCAAAAAATCATTGGGACGAATTAAGAAATGACTGTAAATCGTGTCTAGTATCTTATAGAAAAACCAATCTAAATGAGATTAGTAGAAAATACAGTATATACGAAAGAAAAAGAAAATTAGTAGACCCAGAATTTAAATTGTTAAAAACACTAAGGTCAAGATTAGCAACTGCATTAAAATCTAAAAATGCAAAGAAATCAAAATCAACAAAGGAATTAACGGGTTGTGATATGTTATTTTTAAAAGGTTATTTGGAAGCAAAATTTACAGAGGGTATGTCGTGGGAAAATCACGGAGATTGGCACGTGGATCATATAAGACCGTGTTGTAGTTACGATCTAACGATAGAGGAAGAGCAAAAAAAATGTTTTCACTATACAAACTTACAGCCATTATGGGCGGAAGAAAATCTATCAAAAGGAGGTGCATATGTGGAGAAAGAGATGGAGAAAGAGATGGAGAAAGAGATGGAGAAAGAGATGAATGTGGTTTAATGTTATGTTGTGTTTGCGATATTGCATTTAAAATGGCGCACCATCCTTTGTAATCGTGTTACACTATTAATTTTTTGTAAATACAGTTTACGAGACTTCATCATGCGTATCCACGATTGAATACGAATAACCGTATGATGAAATACACTGGTTTCAACAATATGGTTTCGAATTTGACTGTTGTCTGGCACATCATAACCGTGTGCGAGTTTGTATTGCGTTGTATCTTGACGTGTAAAGATATGAATTCGCGACGTTTTATTATTTGAGTTAAGCAGTGGTACAAATATACCACCATCTACAGATCCAAGTTTGCGACAATATATAGTTTGCGACGAAGGATCAATCCAGCATTTACGCATTGGTGCTCTACACATAACACACTTGGCGTCTTTATTATTCCCCGGTTGATGCTTGACATATTCACTTACACAGTGAAGACACATCTCGTGCGAACAGTTGAATGGAAACGCCCTACTTTTTGCAATAGAGTATGGTTCGAGGCATATAGAGCAGTTTTGCTCTCTCCATATATATCGCGATTTGGAGGAACTATGTGATGCAACGGTAATGAATGGTTTACTTATACACAGTTCTCTGACTTCATCTATAACTGGGGGTCGCCTGTGAAATGAACTAATAATTTGATTTACGAACCTGGATATTTCCCCACTGGGATTCATAGTTTTGATAGAGTTTCAATGTTCTATAGTTAATTCTGATTTAATCATAAGAAAGTAATTAATAAATCAATTTTTATAGTTAATGATAAAACCAAGTAAATAACAATTGGAAAAGCACTTAAAGAATAAACGTGTTATTATCTTGGGGAGGGGTGGATGAGTGGTTTTATGTTTTTGTGTTTTCGTATTTCGGTATTGCGTTTTTCCAGTGAAACGTGATAAAAACCCGAGACGAGACTTATAAAAATTGATTCGCCTGATAAAAACTAGTAAAGTTAATGTGGAGAGACCCAAAACAGCTCCCGTAGCTCAGCTGGTTAGAGCGTTGTGCTTATACTGTAAAAGGTATGCAAAAGTGGTATAAATCCCATAGTCGCACCAACAAATGATACGCAAAGGTCGCGAGTTCAATCCTCGCCGGGAGCAAGCATGGTCGCACAGAGTGGTGAGGCACTTAAAAACTCATTTCGCTCTTTTAGTGTAGGTGGTTATCACGATCGGTTTTGATTCGGTCAACCTTGGTTCGAGTCCAAGAAGGAGCATAACAAAACAACAAAGGTAGTTGTATCTTTTTTGTTTTGTAATAATACTATTCAAATACTTTCATCACAATTTGCATTTAAATATGGCATATATATATTCACCATATTTATTTCTTACGTTTGGTTTTTCTCTTGTTTTTACGTTTATTACGCGTTTTGCGACCACCTTCAGGTTGGTCGCGCAATGGATTCATTACACTGGATTGTTCTGATATAGGTTCATCGTCATCACTTTCGTCATCACTTTCGTCATCAAAATCATCACTTTCATCATCATCCTTGGTTTCATCGCTAGAAAACGGTTGTGGCATGCCATTCAAACCAGGTAAATAACTTGTGGAACTATCTTCGGATGCGTTCGGACCTACAAAAGTGGGTAATTCAGGCATAGAAATTTTATCTAAACCAATTGCATCGGCAACGGTAGTTTGTTCGCCATTTTCTTTTAGTTCCAAAATAGAAGGATTAAAAGTAATCAATCCCAATATGGAAGCAGTTAAACCAATTAAACCATATGTAATAATAGGAACACCATTATATGTTGCGTAATTAAACATAATATACTATATAATAGTAATATTATATTTATCTGAAAATATCAGTTGAACCAGTTACTTTCTTTGGCACCCCGCCTCCAGTTTTTCTTGTCTTTGCCAATGCTTGACGAGCATCATTTGTATTGTTGGTATTTGTAAATGAAAAAGTATTTGAATTTATATTGAGAGAATTTTTACCAATAGCATTTAATTTACGCCGTTGTATAACATCAGAGCTATCACGTGATCCTGACCATTTCTTCTCTGCTTTTTGTGTATCAGTAGTGATCGTTTCAGTAGTCTTGGTGTATAACATTCTACCCATGGAAAAGGACGCATTATTATCAGAAGTCAGATCTTTTAAAGGCATGCCCTTGGGGACACTTGATGACCCGTTGTTTAACGCTTGTAATTTTGGTCCACCTAGTGTAAACATACTTGTTATATAGTAATTAAATATTATAATTACTATATATTAAATAATGTGTCTAAAATGATTTACTTAATTTCAATAGACCCTGGACTATCGAATCGTGGCATATCAAAACCAGTATATTCTGCACGTCTATCGTGCCAAGCATTCTTGATGCTTGGTGAAATCCTGATATGCTGATGCTTCTCGTATCCCTCCGGACTATCATAAAACAAGGTGATTGGCGTTCGGTCCTCGGTAGGAATATCTGGCATACGCACCTTGAAATAATGATACTCAGACTTGGAACCAACCTTATCTGACGAGAATGTTCCAAACACAGGGTCTCTAATGCGTGAACCAGGTGTAGAACGAGTAGAATAGACAACAACCTTCTTAATATACTTCATTTGCTTTCCGTTCTTCTTCATTCGGTGAGAAGGGATCTGCTTATACAACTTATACTTACCCTTCTCAAAACTGGCTTTCTCTTCATCAATTTCGTCCTTCTCTTCCTGACTAAGACGGTTGTAATCGATACTCTCGGAATAATCGTCGGCGTCGGAATCGTGGTCGCCTTTGTACTCAAAATCGCTCATGGGCATTTGTAACTGGTGGACTGTCTAGATAACTAGGTAAACTATTACGTGAAAAAATGTCTATATTGTTTTGACAAATAATAAATTACGTAGCGATTAGGAGTTAAATGTTTATCATAAATATAGACTTATAATATAAATTATGGGAGATCTGCCAGAAAATTATAAAATAGATGATTTAAAAGATCTAAATGAACAACGTAAAATAATAAGGGAAAATGATCCTCATTATAAAACACCTTTGGCGTTTGCTGAATGGCGTGTAGATGAATTAAAGAAACCTCGTTCAGCAGGTACTATAAATAATATAATAGACGCAATGGTAAGCATATTCTTGGGTGTTTTAGGACAACATAGAACAAACGTTTCATATCCGTTTCCGACTTTAGGCAAGTACGAACTTTTCAGGACTGAAACATTTGGTTATTATAAGGCGTTAATACCATTAATTATATATATAATATTATTATTTGCTTATGACGCGCATGCGTATCGTCTATTAGTAGCTATGGTGGTATTAATCTTGACCTTTGTTAATTCGAATTTTTATTTATTTTTGTTTATTTTAGTAGTCATACTTGCTTTGGAAATAGACAAACTATTTGCACCAAAAGATGCTTAAACATTTTCCTCTGCGATTTTGAATCGTGAAATGGCTTCGTCACTAACCTTTCCCTTCATATTGGTATCTATTTCTTCTTGTATCGGAACGCGACCATTTGCAGTATTAAATTCTTGGATGTGATCTTTTATCATTTGTATTTCTTTATTGATTACATCTTCCTTCATTTTCGCCTCGTTATTGCGTATTTGATCGATTTGCTGTTGTTTCAACTTTTCAGACGCTTCAAAATCGCGAAGTTTGAGTAGTTCATCCAATTTACTCTCATCCTCTTCCAATCGTTCTTTAATGGAGAAATCGATATTATTTTGCATCTCAATGCCTTCGCCAAAATCTTCCATAGATGTTTCCTGATCAATTTGTTTATACCAAGGATTTCGTGTAGCGTTACAACTGACAATAGTGCTACATATATCGGGTTTACGTAATTCGTCGTATATTTCGCGTGCTTCTGTATTGGGTTTACCTTGGAAGGTAGTTTTAAACATCCTAATAATATCGTCTTCGATGGGTGGACTGGTTTCCATTAATCTATCATATTCATTCCTACACATTTTAGTGAATTGACCAGCATCGGTTCTCTCGGAAGGATCCTTCGCCAGTTCAATCTTAATATTACGAGCAAACTTATCCCATGCGATTGACGAAACCCTGTACGCTTCATTAAGTTCTCCAATCTTCAAATATTGTTGTATGGTGGTTAATATACCGATAAATATATTGATAGAACCAATAATTGCTGGAGCATAAGCTTGCATTGAAGGTGGTAAGCTGGACTGAGCGAAAGATGCTGTTCCAGTTATAGTGGAAAGTGTAATAGCGGGTAATGTAAAACGTGCACTTAATTTACGATATTTTGCGTGTGATTTGGCACTTAACCACTTATACACTTTGGCAACATCGCACCATTCAACCAATATTTCTTCATTTTCGGGTGACCAATTTACCGGTTTATCCTTGGTTTTTTTTTCATTAGTGCTTCCATTAACACTACTGGTTTTTGATTGACTTTTTGACGAACCGTTTTCAGAAGGAGGTACAGGACTTGCACCATTACTACTTTCTTTGTTATTCATTATATATAATAACAAAGAAATAAAAGGGGTAATACCAAAAATTTAATTTAAACGCGATTACGACTATGTATGCCATAAACAAAAAAAACATTACTCGTCTTGAACAATTATATCATCGTTTTCCGAACTAACCTGATTTACGTCGAGTTCTTCACTAGACGAACCCTCAATTTCTTCCTGAACATTTATTGGTTCCTTTTCTTGAACATTTATCGATTCCTTTTCCAAAGTAGGTGTCTGTTTTAATTCGAGCGCACCGGAACTCTTCAAATTAGACATTAATGTTCCGCTGTTAAATTTCTTCTTAATTATATTGAATTTTGCCATTGATTTGGTCTTTACATCTTTATGATTTACGAGAACCTCTTTATCAATATCACCCACAAATGTCTCCATTTTCGCCAATGTTTTATCTAAATAACCATTTTGTGAAGAATGATAAAATTGTAAATAACTATTATATAAATTAATCTGTTCGTAGATTAAACGATTTTCATAACCCAAGGTATCCAAAAAACTCGTTATAGAGAACCCTATATCACTGGACTCGTCTTGCGATTTTAACTCGGTATTCCGTCTTTCATAATAAGTAGTTAGTTGCTTTAAAATGGCTAAAATGTTACTATGTAATTTTAATAAATCATCTATTTTATATTCCACATTAGCATCGACATCTTTATAAGATGGTATGTTTTCCATATTATTAAGTCCTTCAATTTCAAATGCGGTTTCCTTGCATTTTTCAACAATAACCATAAAAAGTTTATAGTAATCACCATACATGCGATTTGATACGGATTTAATAACCTGTTCGTAGTGTTCCAATTCAAGTAAAAGTATTTTATATTGGAAGAAAAACGAATCCAGACAGTAAATGAACATTTTTTTTTGATTGTTTTGAATGAGCGAACTATATTTCGCTTTCATTATCGTTAGTTTTCCTTCTAGCATTTTATATTTTTCCTTTATAGTCTTACGTTTCTCTATAATTTCATCAAATTCACTTGATAGTAATTCATAATCAAACATTCCTTTCTATACAATATCACATATTAAATTTTTTTATTATCATTACAATATTATAAAATTGAATAGTATATATTTTTAATCTATATAAGTAAACAATACAGATATCATGCACTTTACATACAACATTCATAAGAAAGACACATCAGCACCGACTGTTGTGAAAGCGAGTGACGAACTCGGTGTATTAAATATTACTACAACCGAAGGTCTACCTACAACGAAACCACAAGCGATCATGCTCGTAATAGATACATCTGCATCTATGAGTGATCGTTGTCGTGATGGAAGAACGAAGTTCGACCACGCAAAGTATACTCTTATTAAGATGTTAGAGGTGATGAATACATATACAACAGTAATTAAGATTGCTATAATGGGGTTTGACGAGGCGAGTAATATAATAACTGAGTTCATTAATCTGAATGATAAAAATATAATTGAATTAATAAAAAGGGTAGATGAAATAAAATTGGGTAGTAGAACGAACATAGAATGTGCATTGAGAACAATACAAATTACATTTGCCGAAGAATTTGATAATATTAAGGATTACACATGTACTCAGATCTTTATGACTGATGGTGAAGCAACCACTGGTATACGCGATAACGAAAGTCTAATGCAGTTGGTACCGGACAATGTATCAAAGAATGTATTTATAGGATATGGATTGGAACATGATAGTTCATTATTGACCGACTTGAGTAAAGCAATGACGAACGGCGAGTATCGTTTTATCGACGAGATAGAAAATTCTGGTTTAGTATATGGAGAAATACTACACTCTATGTTTTATAACTGTTATACAAATCCGGTTATAAAAACCCATGATTGTCTGGTGTATGATTGGAATACGAACAAATATTGTAATGAATTGAATATGAATGATATTCCTTATGGTTCCGAAAGAAGCATTTATGTGTCATTGCATCAAGATAAAAAGAGCACGGCAACGGTTGAGTTTTATTCAAATAATACATTGGTTCATAGTCAAATAATGAAAGAAGTAACTTCCGTCCGCGACTGTTCGAAAGCCGTATATAAGTTGAAGACAATGATGTTGTTATATGAAGCATCGCACATTGGAAAGAAAAGAGGGAAAGATTATATAAAAGATTATCAATACATCAAGACTAAATTGTCCGCCTTCATGAAACGTGTAAATTCATATATTAAAGATAATAATATGGAGAATAACGTAGAAATGAAACGTGTACAGGATGATATTTATATAGCATTCACCGCAATTGATACTCCATATTCTAAGATGTTTATTGGCGCTCGACAAATTTCAAGAGGTAATGAACGTGCTTATTCAACTGGCGTGAATAATATTACTGATTATGCATGTCATACACCATTATTAAATAATTTTGGATTTATTCAAAAAAATCAACTGCCATCACGAACAATGACGGTTCCTCCCCCCATTAAACATTACGATGACATGTTTATAGAAAATGATTATGTCTCGCGAAACATTGGTGATATAATTATAGAAGATAATGATAATCCATTCCGCACGTATAGACAAAACGCAATTAACGCCCCCACCGATCGTGAAATACTGTTACGTGGAACATCAAGTATATCGGGTATTATGAGACAGGTAACTGGTTCTTAATGATTTGAGAAAAGATATTAATAAAAATAAATATATAAAAAGTTTATCTTATTTTTTGTATTGAAATGAGCCAATTGCCTGATAATTTCAAGACTACAATCAGCGATTTATTACACGATCTGAATAACACGTATCCGGAGTATAAAGATAAGTGGTCAATGTGGCAGAATTGTGCTGACACAGACCTGAAGGAACTCTACGAGTATATGTGCACAGTATTTCCAGAGCGTTTTTTTGATATCTTATATCAAAATACAGATATTTTTGAGAAAGATAGTGATGCAAATGTGCATTTTCTACCAGACGTAGATTTTAAACTACTTTTTAATTGCGAAGGTATTAGTGAAAATACACAAAAGACATTATGGAAGTATTTACAATTATTATTATTTATTACGATTGGTTCGGTGGATGATAAGAGTAAATTTGGTGATACGGCGAATATTTTTGACGGAATTAACGATGGAGACTTACAAGAAAAACTTCAGGAGACAATGGAGGGGTTAACTGGATTTTTCACCGATATGGAGACAGAGGATGTCTCTGGAAATAAAGAGGAGGTGCGGTTTGACGCTAGTGATAATACAATGCCTGACGCCGAGGGAATACACGAGCACCTGAAAGGTATTTTTGATGGAAAGATTGGAAAGTTGGCGAAGGAATTGGCTGAAGAAATATCCGTTGAATTTGAAGATATGATGAAAGATGATGCCAAGAATGCATCTCAGGAGGATATCATGAAGAAATTAATGAAGAATCCTAAACAGATGATGGATATGGTAAAGAAAGTAAGTGGAAAACTACAGAATAAAATGGACAGTGGTGAAATTTCAAAGGACGAATTAATGAAAGAGGCGGGAGATATACTGAGTAAAATGAAAGAACTTGGTGGTTCAAAAGAAGTAAATGAAATGTTCAAGAAATTTGCAGGAGGAATGGGTTTAGGTAAAAATGCCAAGATCGATATAAATGCTCTTAAAAGAATGACTACTCAGGAGTCAACACGTGATAGATTACGTAAGAAGATGGATCAAAAGAAATCGTCAAATTTAAAGAGAGATCCTGTTACGGGTAAAATGGTCTTTACAACAGATGATGGTGTAAAACAGGAACGCAGTTCAGTAGAACAATCCCGTATGGAGGAAGAATTAATCGCTGCGTTTAGTAGCGATGTTCCAAAGACGAATACAGAGAAAAAAAAGAAAAAGAAAGGTAAGAAAAAGGGAAAGGGAAAAAAATAAACAAGTAGTATATAATGAGATTTCTTAAATTCATAAATATTCCGGTTTTTCTTATTAGTTTAGCATTTGGATTATTCGCGGTTTATATTACAGGTCCAGATAATAGAAAGATTATTGTATATCCTACACACGAAAATGTTGATTCTATACAATATCGTGATAAGGCAAGTAATTGTTTTTCATTAGAAGAAAATGAAGTGGAATGTCCTAGCGATGCGAGTAAAATATCTAAATTGCCTGTACAATCATAATAACAATAAATTACGAGGATTTTTTATTGTTATCATATAATATATAAATGAACTTCCAAAGACTATTAAATACCAAATTAGGACAATTTTTTATATCAGTATTACTGGGATTAGGTTTAGCTACGTTATTTCATCGTGCATGTAATGATAAGAATTGTATCGTATTTAACGGACCAGTATTAAAGAATTTCGACGATAAGATTTATAAGTATGACGGTAAATGTTATAAATATAACGCATCTTCGTCTAAATGTGACACCGATACAAAGAAAGTATTAGATATTGCAGTTGAAGATGATATAGAAGGTGCGCCACCAAGTAGTACAGGTTTATCATTTTTAGGCAACAATGAGTAATTATATGTATTCGTTATTACATTATTATTTTGATAATGTGATATAATATAATTATGGCAGAACATACTACTCGCATTGATCAATTGCCTGATAATGTAACAATGCAAGTCTCTGGTGGACAGACACAGATGGGCATAGAAGGTAATTACGCACCAATGAATGTTCATCCAAATCCATATGGTAACGAATTACAACCGCATAATGTACCTATGCCCGAAAGTACTCCACCGAAAAATAACCATGAAATACAGGGAATATTAAAAATGTCAAGCGAGGATAAAGAAATGTTAAACAATACACCGCGAATTAGGTTACCAACGCGAGATCTACCTATGGATGAGGACGAGTATTTACATGACGAAGAGATTACAGGGAATTATATACCCAAAGTGAAATTCAAGGATGACTTTGTAAGAGATTACGAGGAAATAACAACCGAAAAAATACTCCAGCGTGAGAGAAACAAACAACACGAGAGCACAGTAGATCGCATCTTATCTGATCTGCAAGTTCCTTTATTAATAACGATGTTATTCTTTCTTTTTCAGTTACCTACAGTTAATACATTATTTTTCAAGCGCTTTGCGTTCTTATCTATTTATAACAGCGATGGTAATATAAATTTCTTTGGTATAGCATTAAAGAGTATTATTTTTGGTAGTATATTCTACCTACTTCAGAAGACCGTGAACGCATTGGTAGATATTTAACTTTAGAACAAGATAATAGAAATTTATAAGGTGGTTTATCACAGCAATTATTGACACATTGACAATTCATATTGGGACCTTTTATATAAGCACATAGAGGTCTGAATATAACTTCCTTGAACGAATTCTTGGTAAAAATAAGATATGTTTTATACATTGAAGTTTTTGGATAATATATGAATTAATCATCTATTATCAATTTTATCGTTTATACACATATATTTATATGCTGTAAAACTATAATGGGAGATTATAATTATATAAGTTCCGACGACGATTTCCATTCGTGTGTAATATCTATCAATTACGAGGAAACAAAACGAGAACCCGATGATAGTGATATGATTATATATAAAAATGGTGTATTGAATAACATACTTACTACGTCAAAAGGACATAGTTGTACTATTCCAAACTGGGGTACTCGATATACTTTCCATAGTCGCCATATGAATTATATAATGAATATATCTACAACAGGAAGTTTAATAAAGTATAATACGGTTGTGAATGGACGTATAATACAGATTGTTAGAGAACCTCCAATAAATAACGTCTTTAATGTAATTTTAAGTATAGATGAAAATATAGCTTCAAGAAAAATGCCTTCATATAAGGGATTTTTCAAAGGGTATGTAATGAAAACAAAACCTGTATTTACAAAAACATATGCGTCTGCAAAAAACATATTATTTGATGATGTTCTTCAATTATGGAAGACCGGTTCTCGTAAATATAGTTTGGATTATAGATATGATAATCAAAAGATACATATAACCGAAGATATCGCATTCGCAATAGCAACTACAATGTTTCATGACAATGAATGATTAGAATAAGAATTCACTACTTGCGCGCGTGTTTTTTTTTGTTTTATTTTTTCGTGTCTTTTTCTTCGGCGGTTTTGTCTTTACTTTTGCATTCTTTTCAAGGTCGACAATATATCTGAGAAACCATAAATTAAACTCTCTAGAATTTTTCTTATTTTTCAACTCATTATACTTCTTATTTTTTTCTGCTAATATAGTCTCCAAAGTTTCTTGTTTTCCTTTACACTTCAAACTGAAACGTTTGAGAACCCCTTTCTGTGCCAGACGATTTTTCTGCTCTACATCAAATAAGTACTTTGACATACATAATATACGATCTTTATAATGATAAGGTTCATTTGAATAATAGAAAGCCAAATAGAAACTCATCATGGTATCAATAGTAGCGACATTTATATTTTTACCATCTATATGTATAGTATTATAATTATGACATGCAATAGGTTTATAAATGAATGCGAGTGTTTCAACGCCAACTGATATTTCAACGCGCATCGGAATGATTTCTCCAATCGCACCACGTTTTGTTATCTTAATATCAGTATATCCATTTGACCGCAATTGTTCTTTCAATATCGCTGCAGTTTGTTCGGGTTCTTCTGATAAAACATCAAAATCTGGTATTTTTTCAATTTGCTTTTTACTATTATTGGTCATATGCTTTGAATACAGTCTTGCTGCATATCCACCAAAGAATACTACTTCTTGGTTTATGAATGAGTCACGTATAGTATAATATAATTTTTCAGAATTCAATTTAACATTTTCCAGTTTCCTTTGAAAGTCCACCGTATCGCATTTACTTTTTGATTTCAGAGGATAATGTTTATTCAATAATACCAATCGTTTGAGAACCTTCTCCCAACGTGATGTATCACCTGCGGGTCGTGATAATTCTAAATACATAGCCATTCTAAGAAAATTTGGCGGAGCATAATTAATACCCGATATGTTTATAACTTCTTGGTTAATCTGTTTATAAATAGCACTGTTTAATTGTGTTATATCAGCAATTGGTATATAATTTACATAAACCTTATAAGTTCCGTAATGTACTCCCGCTCTCGCCCCAACATTTAGAAAACCTCTTTTATAATACATATCGGCTAACTCAACTGCATCATCCATTGCATTCATTGAATAAAAGTCGTAGTCAGGTATTTCACTTGCGAAATTATAAAATTGTGAATTTTTTGGTAAAATATTATTAATGGCGGTTCCACCATAACAAATTAACTTTTTGGTTCTCAGGAATTCTTCGACAATGGATACTATTTGTTTTACGTCGCTATTTTCTAACAAGCGTTCTCCTTTAATACGATCACCTTGATCAACTGCTGTACGTAAAATAGCCAATTCACAATCTTGAAATGACATATTATTATTACATTCTGGTGCGCTAAATTTTGTGCGACGGTTATTTAATATTCTATTTTTTTTACTAGTTTTATTATATTTTTTGGGCATATTGAAATATACAATTATATATATTTCAATTAGAAAATAACTATCGCATCATTGACTGGTTTATATAGTCTCTAGCATCAACAAGAGGTATAAACGCAGATTTAAAATTTTTAAACATATTTATATATTCGGGTTTAGTTTCTAAATCAGGAACTTGAACTATTTGAACGTTACGTTTATGAATGTTATTAATCATCATTTTCTTTATATTTGTCGCATCCGATGGAACGATTGTAGTTTTCATTATAGAATCTGATAATGTACCATCGTCTTTATTTTTACTGTAAGGAACATTATAGAACTTATCATTTGAGACATTATTATAATCGTTAATTTCTATATTAACAACGCTATTTAATTTAGACTCGCGATAACTGTCTGTAATGAAAGCACTTCTGGTTAAAACAATAATTACTTTATTACTCAACTCTCCTAATATGGTATCACCTGTAACACATCGCTCACACTGAACCTTTTTTGTTAAGTCTTGTTCAATCTTAGCATATGCAGTGTTCATATCTTTTTTTATTTTTGATATAGAAGTTTCGTAATTAGCATTTGAAGCATTTAAGTCACCCAAGTCTTTTTGTAAGTTAGCATTTTCCAATTGATTATCTAGAACACTCTGTCTTAATTTATCAATTTCGCGTTGAGCATCCGGACTAGCACCAGGGAAAGGTTCAGTTGCTTCAAAACGACGAATATTCAAATCCTCGGTTTCGTCTTTTGCACTTGAATTTATTGCTTTACCTGCTTTGGTTGCTTGTTTTGCTCGTTTACTAGTATCCTTATTTTGCTGTCTTTCACTTTCATCTTCTAATGTTGTTAACTCTTTCTCTCTAGTAGCGAGTTGATCCTCTATTTTTTTTCTTGAAATGTCTATCTGCCTTTGAAATTTTGCATTTCCATTAAATTTTTTCATTAGTTCTGTTGCTTTTTCGTCAAATTTTTTTATATCCTTCTTTAATTTCAAAACCTTTTCCTGTACCTTTTCGATTTTACTATATATATCATCATCTTCCATGCCTTCAATAATACGAGAATTAGAATTAGAATGGTATGCAGAAGTTAAGGAAGTTAAATTTTCATACAATTCATTCTCTGTTCCTAAAACCTTAGTCATCGGTTCTAAACCCTCTTTTTTTGTTTTAGATGTATCTGTAATCACACTAGTTTTGAATTTATTCATTTTGTTCATCACTGCAGTTTTTACATCACCCAATAATGTTTGAATTTTCCCCGGTTCGCTATATAATGACGCACTACTAAACGTGTTATTGATGGATTTATGTATGTTATCATAAATTCCCGAAGACATTTTACTACCAATGCGAATATTTATAAAAAAGGGCATGTTTGCGTTTCCGCTTAGATTACGTTTATTTCTACACATTTCTAGAGCAGTCTCTAATTTAATAGTTTCCGATACATATGGAATACCAGTTTCCTTTTCAATCACATTAAAATCTAACCATCTCGCACCACTTCTAATAACATTTTCTATATTTTCTATATTTTCTACTCCACTGGAAAATAGTGAATTCGAAGAAGCCATAATACATAATTTTTTCATTGGTTGCTCCAATATTGTATCAGATGTGTTAATTATATTATACATGTTCTCTGCGCCTTCGCGATGAAGTTCGCTTCTTTCCTTCAATAGAGTATAGACTACTGACGAAGTTAATAATATAATTGTGACTATTAATATTTTTATAAGTATATTCGTCATATATATTACTATACTATAAAGTAATATAAATTGTTCTCCTAATATATATATAAATTCTATAATGGCAGGAGGATTACTAAATTTAATAGCAGAAGGCACACATAATGTTATATTAACTGGTGAACCGACAAAGACGTTCTTCAATGTTACATATTCTAAATATACTAATTTTGGACTTCAAAAATTTAGACTAGATTATGACGGTATGCGTGAATTGAGAAGTAATACTGATTCTACATTTAAATTCAAAGTTAAACGATATGGTGATCTACTAATGGATACATATTTGGTCGTTAATCTACCTGATATATGGAGTCCTTTTTATAATCCAAAAGCAGGATCATTTGATAATGATACTATTGAAGGAAGCGATTGGGAAAATACAGATGGACGATGGGCACCTTACGATTTCAAGTGGATCGAGAACATAGGTACTCACATGATAAAAGAAGTGGAAATTACGTGTGGTTCTCTAACATTGCAGAAATATACAGGTGAGTATTTAGCTGCAATGGTTGAACGTGATTTTGATAGTGAGAAAAAAAGACTTTTTAATCAGATGAGTGGTAATATAAACGAACTTAATGATCCCGCATTTGCTCTAGGGCGCATCAATACATATCCTTCAGCATTTTATACCCGTAATGCAGTGGGAGCAGAACCATCCATCAGAGGCAGACCTATATATATACCCATTAATACATGGTTTACATTAGATAGTAAATGTGCGTTTCCTTTAGTATCATTGCAATATAGCGAATTAGAAATTAGCATTACACTAAGACCGATTAAAGAATTATTTATTGTGCGTGATGTTTTTGACGCAACAAATGAATTTCCTTATATAGCACCAGATTTCAACGAAGATCGATTACAAATGTATCGTTTCTTACAATCTCCACCTCATCCTATAGTCAATTCAGTAAAATATGATACGAAAATTAATACATGGAATGCTGATATACATATGGTGTCTACATATGGATTTCTCTCAAAAGATGAGGCACAACTATTCGCAATGAAAGAACAAATGTATCTTGTTAAAGACGTTTTCCGTTATGATTTCCAAAACGTTACTGGTTCTAAAAAATTAAATTTAACATCATCTGGCATGGTTTCCAATTGGATGTTTTTTTTACAGCGCAATGATGTAAATATGCGTAATCAATGGAATAATTATACAAATTGGCCATATGGTAGACCTCCTATTGCGATTACTAACGCAGTATCCGATGTTTCTGGTAATGAATATTTCCCGCAAACGATACGTGACGAAATATATAATCTAGGAATTGTAAGTGGTCCCCGACAAGACCCCAAATCAGGTAAGAATACAGGATTTTTCATGACAGGAAATTTCAGTGTAGAGAATCATAAACATATCCTACAGACTATGGGTATATTATTAGATGGCGAATACCGAGAAAATACAATGACACGCGGTATATATGATTATGTTGAAAAATATGTTCGCACCAAAGGGTATGCAAAAGAAGGTTTATACTGTTATAATTTCTGTCTCAATACTGACCCTCGTGAATATCAACCGTCGGGTGCCATTAATATGAGTAAATTTAAAACAATCGAACTTGAAATTACTACACACGCACCTGCATTTAGTAATGAAAATGATTTTAAAACTATTTGTGATGGTGATGGTAATATTATAGGAACAAATAAATCAAGTTGGCGACTTTATGATTATAATTATAATTTGACCTTATTTGAAGAGCGATATAATGTGCTATCTTTCGTTTCTGGACAATGTGGAATGATGAATGCGAGATAAGGATTTAGTATATTCGCTAATTACTATATATTATATTATCAATATATAGTAACTATAATATGTCCCAAGTGGATACAAAATGGAAAAAAACATATAAAAGAAAAGTCAACACTGAAGGTTTGAAAAATAAAGAAGGTAAAAATGGCGATAAAAGTCGTGATGAAAAAGATGACGAGCAAAAAGAACTTCTTGACGATTTAAAACAACGCATAAAGCGCATTCAAAATAAACGTAAAGGGTTCACCAAACTACCTCATTTAACGGATATTACAGACGAGAGTAAAGATAAAGAAGAGTTCAAAGAGGGTGTGAAAAATAATAAAGAAGAGTTCAAAGAGGGGAAGTCCTTCGGTAGTGGCTCTGGTTTGGGTTTGGGTTTGGGCGGAGGTGGAAGCAGACGCGACAAAAGTTTGGAATGGGTGGGCAATGTGTTTGTGGCGATCTTGGGGAAATTTGTTACATTTATTTCCTCGGAATCATATAGGTTTTTTGTATTTACTTATATATCATTCGTAGTAATATATTTACAACTGTATCATTTAAATTTTAAAGAAGATATAATGACAAATTTTCACGAGGAATATAAAAACGAAATTAACGAATTATCCAATGCGAAAACAAATGAAGAAAATGAGGAAAATGAGAATAAAATCCCACGCGATTGGAAGTCAATAAGTGAAAATATACTAGACTCAATAACAAAAACGCTGAGTAAAATGGTATGGGACAAAGAGTATACTGATATAAAACATAATTCCTTTTTACAAAATATGAATTTAACTGCACGTTTAGATGGAGGATTATTCATGAGATATATCTTTATTCCTGCACAAATAATAGTTGGAATATTTCAGAATTTAATACCAAACCTAAATTTGATGTTCAGTAAAAATTCATTCCCATTATTATTCACATTCTTATTTGGAGTTTTCTTTAGTTCATCTTTTGTCGGAGACATAGATAGTATAAAAAATGCACGTACGTTTAAAGAAAAAGATAATGCGAAAATTCACGATAAAATAATCTATAATTTAAAACAATATTATGCTAATATACCTATATCTTATTTTATTCTTGTTGGATTAGTAATATTTGGTGCGTTTGGTCTGGATACATTTAAAGAAATGACATCAGGGTCTTTTTTTAGAAATGGTATATTTGGTTTTATCGCACAATCCTTATTCAAATTATTTCTTTTTAGTATGAGTATTGTATTATCCGGATTTTCAGCTATTCCTGTTGCGTTATTTTTTTTAATGTGGGTTTTATTTCCGGAAGGACCTGGTGTGCCCAAATGGTATAAATGGTCCTATGCAATTAGAGACAATTATTGGTTGCCTGAAATTGATGTTTGTGAGGACAACAGGTGGAAAAAGTGGGGATGGTGGTTTGTAAAAAGGGTATGGAATAATAAATTATTTATATCAGCATTCGTCGCTATGGATATTGCTACTAGATTATCTTATGGTGATGGCAACTTAACTAGCGGTAGTGAAAAGATGAAAGCAACAGGAATTAATGCATTTATCGGACATTTTATAATGGGTGGTTTTTTATTGATATTTATGTTCCCTTACTATCCCACTGAACGCAAGACGAGTTTATCTATGTATCTAATTGATTGGATTCCTATGTTATTTAATTATGTGCAAAAGATAATGAATAAGTCTGACGCACTAACGGCCGAAGAGGCGGAGGCGAGGCAAGCCGCATTTCAAGCCGAAGCGGAAGCGCATGCCGAAGGCGAAGCGCAAGGTGGAATGTTACAAGATTAGGGAGATGATCAAATTTAATGGTAATTAATTATAACAATAATAGAAAATCATTTAGAATTTAAACACTATAAATTCTAAATGGGTAAAAAAACAAAGGTAAAAAAAGTAAAACCGTTCGTATCTATATGTACTCCCACTTTTAATCGCCGCCCTTTTATTCCAATCATGTTCGAATGCTTTAGAAATCAAACATATCCAAAGGATAGGATAGAATGGATCATTATTGATGATGGTACTGATAAAATCAAGGATATGATCGACGCAGCAAATATTCCTCAAATTAAGTATTTCGCGTACGATACAAAGATGACCCTAGGTAAAAAACGTAATCTTATGCATGATAAGACATCGGGTGACATTTTAGTTTATATGGATGATGATGATTATTATCCACCGGAACGAATTGAACACGCAGTTGATATGTTATCCAAAAGTAAAGCATTGTGTGCTGGTGCGAGTGAGTTATATGTATATTTCAATAGTTTAAACCAGATGTGGCAGTGTGGTCCTTATGGTCCAAACCACGCAACTGCTGGAACTTTTGCTTTCAAGCGAGAATTATTAAAAAAAAGTCGTTATAATGAAACTGCTTGTCTAGCAGAGGAGCGCGAGTTTTTACACGGTTATACTATACCATTTGTTCAGTTAGAACCTGCCAAGACCATATTGGTTTTCTCACATGAGCATAATACTTTTGACAAACGTAAACTTCTAAAAAATCCCCATCCCGACTTTATGAAAATATCGGATAAAACGGTGGATAAATTTATAAGAAAGGAAAATGAGGCACGGGTTAAGCAATTTTTTACAAAAGATATGGATATTGTTTTAAAAGATTATGCACCAGGCGACCCGAGTAATAAACCAGATGTTTTAAAACAAACAAAGGAAATTGAAGAAAAGCGTAAGAAAATGGAAAATGAACGTAACGCACAACAAAATCAACCATCACAAGATAATGCCCCCATTGTTATACAAGAACCAGGAAAACCACCTGTAACTTTGAAAAGCGGAGATGTAATTAGACTCATTAACGGACTTCGTGATAAACTTAAAACGGTTACTATGAAACACGATGAATTATTGACTATTACCGATCTAATGCATAAGAAATATAATACGATGAAACAAGAACAAGATAAAGAAATAATTGAATTGAAATCGCTGAACGCAGAATTACAAAAGAAATTAGATACTTCTAACTCGGAAACAATGAACGCCGTATTATAATAAGTCAATAATTATCAAGATATAATTATTGAAATCATTCATTTTTATCAATGTACCTGTATATACGCCTTACATCTAATTTTGATATTGTCGAATCATTTAATATTTTCACGCTCTCATTATCACTTAATTCCCAAAATTCGGGTTCATTTAAATGTCTTAAATTTTCTAAAAATGAAAATAAATCACGACGATCCATATCCAGTTTCTGGCACATATTGAAAACAAACTGTTGATTATTATATTCTGTTGAATATTTTGTTAATACTTTTGTAAAACGAACTTCCGACGGTTTAAATTTGTTTTGAAGACCATTTAGTTTTTTATGATAAATATAATTACTATGAAATGTTTTATTCATTGAACTCATCTCGTTAAATTGCCAGATCTGATGTTGAAATGTTATTCTATCCATATAATCAGAAAAACAGAAATTATTCAATATATCCAGATATACAGGCAGAGATTTTTCGCTCGTTGTTGTATTCAACATATCAATTATATTTTCATGCCATAATAACGCCACTATTGTTCTATCAGTCTCATTCATAAAATGATTATGTGTATCCAAAGGGACATAATTATTTATTAATTGTTTTGTAATCTGTTTTGAGTCTTCGTTATAATATTTCGTATGTAATATACTGTCCATTGTTTCGTCGTCTATTGTCCCGTTATTCGCATTGAATATCTGTTTTATAAAATTCAACTTCCTTAAATCGCCTTGGATATACTTCAGTGCTTTTAACATAATATTTGGTTCAATATTATCGACTGATATCGTACTTTTTATCACAGTTTCCATCTGTTTATCGGTAGGTGTCTTTAATTCAAATGAATTACACACCTTCATTAGTTCCTTCATTTTTTTATCCAAATAATAATTTCCTATACATATAATGGGGTTTAATGTAACGTTTTCTAATTTCTGTTTTTTTGTCTTCTTTTGACGTATTAATTTAATCAACGCAGTTATGCCTCCTTTATCGCCACTATTCATGCCATCTATCTCGTCCATTACTATGGCGATTTTGGTCTCTTTACGATACATCATGTCTAATACATTTCTACTTGATACGTTATTACTAGTTATTGTGTCTATTAATGAGCGATTACGAATGTCTCCGGCATCGTATTTTACAACATCATAACCCAAATCTTTTAATATATTCATTACAAATTGTGTTTTACCTGTGCCTGGTGCACCATATATATAGAATCCTTTCTTGAAAGTAGATTCATGACACTTTGCTTGGAAATCATTCAATATAGTTTTTATCTTTTCTTCTGCAACGCTCCTATCCAATTGTTTGTTAATATTTTCCATATACTTTAATATATTGAAAATATTATATTTATATTCATTTAAATCAAACTATCTATCTGAATGAACTGAAATCAGAAGTCAATGGCATATAATTAGAACCACCTCGCTTAGATAATAGTCCATTATAGGTATAAGGGTCCATCCCACCTGCTTGTACACCTTGTCCTTTTACATATTTTCTTGTTTGTATATCACCATTACTTCCTGATGCATACCCTCCCGCATTTGCATATTGTCCATTTCTCTGTGTATCTTTTATAAAATCGGCAGTTCCACCAACAACATCTTTACCTAATCCTACTGTCCCTGTAACAACTTCTCTGCCTAATCCTATTGCACCTTGTGTCGCGGATTTAGCACCGGAAGCAACTTCTCTGCCTAATCCTACTGCACCTTGGGTCGCAGATTTAGCACCGGAAGCAACTTCTCTGCCTAATCCTACCGCACCCTGGGTTGCCTCCTTTCCTAATCCTACTGCACCCTGGGTTGCCTCCTTTCCTAATCCTACTGCGCCCTGAGTTGCCTCCTTTCCTAATCCTACTGCGCCAACCGCTGCAGCACCTCCTGCCAATGCACCACCAATTGCCAATCCAGTTGCGGTATCAATTGTTTTCTCTGCTAATCCACTGGTTTTATTGATCAGATTATTCGCTACACCGCCGGTTGTTCCTACTATGCCGCCGCCACTACCACCACCACCTCCTCCATTCACGTGAGGACAACTTCCCTTTCCGGCACAACCAGGACAGGTCATGGGAACATAATCTGTTTTCAACATATAATCCTGAGACATTGGTTGAGAACCGCCCATAGAACCACCATCGGCATTCCAGTAGTGAAACCATTTCCAATACTCAGACATAGCAGAATCTGTAATATCTTCTCCCTCTCCCTCTCCCTCTCCTTCTCCTTCTTCTTCTTCTTCGGCGGGTGTATAATTGGGTGTGGATGGAGCGGTTGTTGGTTGTTCAAGGTTCTTACCGATATATCTTCTAGTTCCAAGTAATGTATATTTAGCATTTTCTGCAGTGCCTTCATTTGCAAGAACAATGATTACAGTATGTTGTTCGTGACTCATCATTAATACTTGTAGTGTATTTTCTTCATTGGTTAATTTCGTAACTGTCAAAGTACTTGGATCGGAACTTGCTGTGTAGTTAGTCTCCGCGAATTCACTAACTAGTTTCTGCTGAGCGATTCTATCATATATATCCCACGTTATACTTGAACCCTCACTATCTGCTACAGTTGTAAATCCTTCCAACTCTTCCTTTGTAAAACGATTATTGAATAATGTGAAAGCACCTCCAGTTTCACCTCCAGTTTCACCTCCAGTTTCACCTCCAGTTTCACCTCCAGTTTCACCTCCAGTTTCTCCACCAGTTTCTCCGCCAGTTTCACCTCCAGTTTCTCCGCCAGTTTCTCCGCCAGTTTCCCCTCCAGTTTCTCCGCCAGTTTCCCCTCCAGTTTCTCCGCCAGTTTCCCCTCCAGTTTCTCCGCCAGTTTCTCCGCCAGTTTCATCAGCAACAGTATTTACAGTCTTCTTAATTAATAATTGTTCGTTGGGATCGTAATATATACCATTTACAAATTCCATAGCATCAACAGAAATTCCTGATATATCAATGCCAACTGAATTCAAAGTAACACTGGGTAAACTTGACTGTGGAGATACACCAGATATATTAGTCATCGTAAACTCATCACGAGTAACACGTCCAGCATCAATGGCATAAGTAGATCCGTGTTCATTAGAGTTTAAGTTTATTGAATGAATAAAAGTTTTTGTTCCTACACTTATATAGAAAAGTTGTTCACTATCACCGTCTTCATATAGCGAAAATGCTCCGTATGTGCTTCCTTTATGAACTTCATCATTCTTTACTGATATAGTAGTTTCAATATTTTCTTTAATAAATTTTCTTAAATTGCCCGCACGGTCAATAACTGTAATAGTCTGGTCATAATCTCTTATGATATTTCCAGTATTTGTATCAAAATAATTTTTTTTATTATCGTCTCCTGTTCCGAAATCGATAATGTTATTAGAAGCATCAGGATAATATATTAATAAATCACTACCAGTAGGAGGTCCATTACCAAATCCCTCAATAGATGCATTGTTATACCAAAGCATAGAAACTATCAATACTATTATAACTATTCCAAATAACCATAATGGCGATAACTTAAAATTGAACATGGTTTATTATATACTATAAGTAAATAAAAATATCTGTTCTTATTTACTTATGCCGAAGAAACCTTTTGTTCCACTTGCTCGTATTTACGACCCCTCTAATAATTTTGAGATGGGAATTGACGAGTGTGCTCGTGGTCCGCTATTTGGTCGGTTATACGTTGCGGCTACTATTTTGCCTAAAAATGAAGATTTTAAACACGATGAAATGAAAGATAGTAAAAAAATCAAATCACGTACCAAGATGCGCGAATTATCGGATTATATTAAAGAACACGCGATTTCGTGGCATATACATTTTATAGAAGCTGACGTGATCGACGAAATTAATATTCGACAAGCGGTGCTAAGAGGTATGAAAGAGTGTATTAAACAAGTTCTGTTAAAGACCGACCCAAAGGCCAATAATACATTCCTTGTAATCGACGGGAATGATTTTACCGGTTATACTTTGTTCGATAATGATACACAACTGATACGCGAGGTTCCTCACATAACGGTTGAACAGGGTGACGGTAAATTTACTTTTATAGCGGCAGCATCAATTCTTGCTAAAAACGCACATGATGAATATATAATGGATTTATGCAAGGAGCACCCAGAATTAATTGAACGGTATGGTCTCGATACAAATGTTGGATATGGAACTAAGAAACATTTAGAAGGTATTATTGAACACGGCATTACACAATGGCATCGTAGGACATATGCTCGGTGCAAAACAGCAAAATATGCACCTTTATAAAAATTGATATTGTTATAATACTTTATTATTATAACAAAAACACACATTTTATGATGATCACTGAGAATTATATCAGCGGTCGGGATATCTATACAATTAGGATTGGTCAAAATAAAAGAGAGAATTGGCACTTGCTCGATAATTCAGATGAAAAAAATATATGGTTTCATGTATCTGATGCACCATCTGCATACGTAATCCTAGATACAACTTGTGATATAAAACAACTTCCAAAGATGGTTATATATAGATGCGCTGTTCTCTGTAAGATGCATTCTAAATCCATAAAAAACAAGCATACATTTGTAAACTATACATACGTGAAACATGTAACCAAGGGTGAGTATGAGGGCGAGGCGATAATAAGTAAAGCAAAGAACATTCGGGTTTAGAGACGCAAAGAAATTAGTATATTTATTATTCAAATCCCATTCGTTGAAACATAGCATCAAACCATTTTTTCTCAACACTTATGAAATTTGTATTATCATCCATAGTGGAATAACCAATTAAAAGTGAATCGTTCATTTCAACAAATCCCAGTGAGTATTCTACCTTACTACCCGTAAATGTAAATAACGGCGTGTATCGCTTCAACTTATAACTTTTTTTATCTAATACTATCATCATATGATAATAATATCTGCGATCCTCATACGATACAAGATGTGTTAAAAACCAAATTTCGTTACCGATTTCAACCCCGTTGGTTGATCCTCTTATTTCTTTGAAAGATAGTGGTGTATTAATTGTTTGAATGCCTTTTAATTCTTCTTTTTCTATAGATCCGATCGTTAGCGGATGCCACTTATACACACACTTCAGGTTATCATTTACATCACCAAATAACACCCAATTCTTTTCTATTTGATTCTGGTTCTCCTTTTTGAGTAAGCATTCGCTCGTTGTTTTATATGTTTCGATTTCGCCGTGTTCTATAAACATTTTATTATCAACGCCACGATTTGCGTTGTATAGTAGCTTACCTTTATGGGAGATTAATCGCACGTCCTCTAAACCTACATAATGTCCATCATTTTCCGTATCATAACTTAATAACGCAGAGTCGCCATTTTGAATTAATACATTACCGCCCGTTGAATAACTCGCAATTATATTCTTTGTTATAATTTTTTCGCCGTTTATATAATTACCACTTTCATCTATTTTATAATTTACAAACCTACGGTTTACGATAAGTTCTCCATTATGCTTACATATTGTAGGTGTGCTTCCGTTAAACTCGTCATCATTTACCAAATCATTACCTAGTAAAGTTAATGCCTTATATTTCTCTTCGTGTACACCCTCTATTTGAGGAACATAGAATTTATAATTACTAATAATATTTTTATATATGTTAGGTTCCACCGTATGATAATTCAGCGAATCCATAGAACATCTAACCAAATCGTAGTTATCGTGATTAATATAATAACCCAAAATCGAAAGTTCGTAATCTAATTTGAAATCATAGATATCCTTTTCTAAAAATAAAAAGTCCCAATTCTTAATTTCGGCACGTTTCTCATGCGCAATCTTATAAAACATATATGCTAGATCATTTTTTCCATTAATTCTGTAATAATTCACAATTTCGTATAGGTTCTCTATTCTGTTTGGATTACATGAATAAGCTTCCAACCAATGAAAAATAGCTTTATCCATCTCATTTCGTTGTTTATATATCTTACCCAGTGAATAATGACTATACCACGGTTCCTCTATCCATCCACCTAGTGCTATGCGTTTCTTATATGTTTCGATTGCTTCATCTGTCTTACCCGCATCACGCAGACTATTCGCTAGATAAAATGTATAACGATCATTATTGGGAATATCTTTTAATCCTTGTTTTAAAAGGCGAATATCACGTTCGTATTTATCTGCCTTGGCGCCTCCATCACCAATATCCCAAATGAAAATATCACTTTTATTGAAGAAACCATATGTTGTTCCGTCTGGTAAATTCATATATTCGTGTGTAACACCCCAATAATTCAATCCGGATTTATTCTTCACCAGACGAATATTCTTATAATAGAACGATTCTGTCCCTTGTAATATATAATGCGCATCGGCAACCGATACACGCTGTTTAAAAAGTTTAACATCAAAATTCTCTGGTATCTGTAAAACCATATCAGCATCGATTAGTAAGAGAAAATCCGCTTTTTCTAGATCATTACAATGTTCAAGCGCCTTAGAACGGTTATAACCGAAATCACGAAATGGTTCGTGTACTACTTTACCTGGTACATTTTTCGTTTTAAAATAACTTTCAATGAGTTCTGGGGTTCCATCTGTGCTTCCGGTATCGCAAATACAGTAACTGTCGATAATGGGCATTACACTATCAATAAGACGATGAATAATGGCACTTTCATTTTTAACGATCATATTTAGACATATGGTGGTATTAGACATGTTGATAATATACAATTTATAGAAATGTTTATATTTATTTATGAAACAAATTTATATAGACTTTATATATAATGTCTTTCACCCGTTTTCACGACGACCCAACTAGAATTAGAAAAGAAGTACAGCAAAGTAGTGGTTTATGTAGATATCAGTTAGATGCCCCTGGTCCTGGTATATTAACCCCTTTCGTAGAAGATCCGCAGGTCCGCCTTCAAAAATGGGGTGCAAACTTAAAAACAAACACCGTTAATCTAGAGAGTGACTTAAGAGGAATAGGGCATAAATTATCATCCGACGATAAGGATTATTCTTCTCTAACACCTTCCACTAATAATCGCATATATGGTTCACAGGAGGCATTTGTCGATGAAAGTCGTGCCAGTCATCCTGCTTGGATGTATAGAGATTTAGAACATAGTAGATGGACCACGTCTTTTCATGACGTCCAGAAGAAAACCGAAATACCATTTTCTTACAATGAACCCTCACGTATTTTAGAGAAAAATAAAATCCGTAATCGCAGTCATAACGTTATTGAAGGTTTGGACGAAAGTGACCCAAGTGGACAGGGAGGCACTACTTTATCTAGTCAAGCAAAAGGAGAAGATGGAAATGGAACAAAATTCGCAATGGTTTAATCTATTAAAGTTAATATATGAAGGATAAATATGATAATATATTATATATTAATATACTATCATGGAAGTAGTCATACCTTTATTAGCAATGTCTGGATTATATGTATCTACTAGAAATAATGAATCTCGTGAAAATTTTACATCTTCACAATTACCAAATGTTGATATACCTGACCGTAATTATGTTCCCGACGATACTGCCGCGGCTGAAAGTGACCGCTCTAGTAAATTAACAAAGGATAACGCATATGATGGTCAACGTGTATACACTGATAAATATTTCAATGCCAATATGAATTCTGATGTTGTAAATGCCAACAGTGATGCATCCGCCGATGCACAATATACATCGCTAAGTGGTGAGAGTGTCGGTTCCAGTCATTTTCAGCATAATAACATGGTACCCTTTTTTAAGGGCAGTGTTCGCAGTCGTATAAATGATATGAATGCCAACGAAAGTGTCCTTGATAATTATGTTGGTTCGGGATCGCAGTCTTATTCAAAAAAAGAACAAGCGCCTCTTTTTGCACCTAAAGAGAACCAACAGTGGGCACACGGCGCACCAAATAATACCGAGTTTATGAAGTCTCGTGTAAATCCTAGTTCGAGAATGGCGAATGTTAACCCTTTCAAACAAGAGCAGGTCGGACCCGGTCTTGGTCTCGGTTACACGACAGAAGGAAGTGAGGGTTTTAATTCAGGAATGGCTCAACGCGATGCATGGACTGCCAAAACCGTTGATGAAATGCGTGTTCTTACCAATCCCAAAGCGGGAGGTGTTAGTATTATTGGGCGTGAAGGTCCAGCCAATTCCCATATAAAACAAATGGGACGCCAAGGAATACAAGAAAAGTTTCGCCCTGATACATCTTTTGAGATGACCGAAGATCGATACTTTACTACCACGGGTGCACAAAAGGGACAAACGATGAGATCGGTCCATATTGATAAAGATGTAAACCGTCCAGACACCGCTGTTGAATATTCAGGTAGTGCTGGATATCACACATCGTCGTTATATGTTGATGGTGAACATATGCCAACTCATAAACAGCAACTTGACGGTCCTGCATTTACTCCCGCAGGTTCTAGAAATGGTGGTTCTGCTACTGCATCTGATTACGGTATTAAAAGTAAAAAGGCATACCCCAATAATCGCACCACAACTTCGAGCGATAAATATTTTGGTGCGGTCGGTGGAGCTTTCGGTGCTGCAGTAGCCCCTTTATTAGACGTTCTTAGACCATCAAAGAAAGAGAACACAGTTGGCAGTCTTAGACCTTATCAAAAAGCGAAGGCATCCGTTGCATCCTCTTATGTATATGACCCTAAACAACACGCTGCACCCACTATTCGCGAAAGCACTGAAGTTGGTAAGTTCCATCCCCTTATAAATGCTAATCAAAAAGGAGGTGGATATAAAGTTGCTCAGCATCAGGTTGCCCATACATCTCGTTCGGAAACCGCTCGCGACTATACCGGTGTTTCAAGCGCAGCTGCCGGTAGACAAGACACACGTTCTTACGCGGCCGAATACAATCAACGCAATAATGATATCAAGTCCTCTACAATCAATGGGCGTACTGCTTCGGGAAATATGAAACTGTTCACCGCAGATGTAAATATGTCTGCAAAACATAAAGATAAAGATCTTTTCAATAGTCGTTCTCTTGTAAAAAGTATGCCAGCACCCCCTCCTTCTACCAACTCTATGGGTACACTTTCGGGAGGTAACACTCTCAATCAAAATATCAATATGGAGCGCAATACACCGGATTTAACCAGTGTTCTCAGTGGTAACCCCTTTGTTATTCCTTACTCTGCAAAATAAATGATATGATTAATAAACACGTACATAAATCCACTCATGAATGATAAATAGCATATTAGAGATACTCTAAATCGATTATTATTGTTTTCTGTTAATACATCAAAACAATAATTATTGTCTGTTTCATAGTCATTACTTTCCACCATATCAATTATAACATTATCTGCGTACATATACACTTTTATTATACATTCTTATTAAAATATTTAAAAAAAATATGATATTTATTCCAATGAGTGCTGACATAGAAACAGAAACTAAATGTGCTATTTGTCTTGAAGATTTGGATAATCAACAAACACATAAATTACCATGTGGTCATACATTTCATACAACATGCCAAATTATTTGGTTTCGTAATGGTAATGTTACCTGTCCTACTTGTAGAAGTTCCAATAATATAGGCAGTATGCCCAGAAATAGACTTCGACGTAATCAAACTGCATTTCAAATTATGAGTCAACGCGCACGGAGAAATGATGCACCTTTACCATTAAAGCGTGCATATGAAAAATATAAAAAGGCTAAGGATAGCGAAACAAGTTTAACAAAAGAAATTACAACACTCAGAAATAATACCGGTAAATACTCTGATATTGATAAACAAATTAAAGCATTACGTAGAAAAAAATGGAGTGCATGGAGAATCAAACTCAGGTTACATCGTGAAATATCGAATTTATGTGAAGTTATAACTGTGTTTGGATAAACAAAATTGTAAAAATTGAAAACTTTATGGAAAATCTCTCTATTTTTATAAAACTACCTAATTTTAAAACCTTACCACATTTACGATGCCTTGTAGCAATTGTTCCGAACCTGGACATAACATTCGTACCTGTCCATTAAGAGAACCGGAGTTGCTTAGTCCTTCCATCATTGGGGGTGACGACATTTCACAGATCGATTTGGATGCGAGTGACGTTCTCATGGGGATGGAGGAACTAACAGAAGAACCACCTGAGTGTATGATTTGCTACGAAAGCGTCACCGATGACAGTGTTACCTTGAAATGCGGTCACATTTACTGTGTTAGTTGCTTTGCTCAGCATATGCGCGTTTCCAATGGATGCGCTGGATGCCGTAGACCGCTGTGTGAACCTCCCAAGAAACATAAGTCCTACCGCAGTCTCTCGCAAACGCAGGTCTGTGATATTGTGGAGGAAACTCTTAACGATAATCCGGGATTCATTGAGACCGTTCATAACGATCTCCTCAAGCAAACCAAGAAATACATCTCGGAACATTATCACGACACAACTACGAGACAACAGTGTCAGATCGCCATTATGATGAAGAACGCCATTGCCAATACGAAACTGGACTTCGGTTTCTGGTTGAGCGGGATACATATTGCTCATCACATTGACGCACACTATACTGAACAGAACGATTAGAAAATAACATAATAAATATTAATTAAAATTTCACGGTTAAAACGGCACATTTTTTTTACTTTCTTATAATAAATGACTTTATATAGCAATGTAATCTATAAAAATAGGATTATAACTGTAATAAACAATACAACCAGAAAATATGTTCCCGGTTTAGTCGGTTCAACCGTAATTTTTTTTGTCGGGTCTTACACATTATCTCAAAATACGATTCCTTCACATTTAAAAGAGTCGTATAGTCCTATTCAATGGTATGTTTTAAATCCTGAAAATGCATGGTCCTCTATATTATATGCTCTACCAAGAGCTCCTATGATTATGAAATTACCCCTTATCACATTATCTATCGCCAGTTTTAGTCTATGGTCTAACTCAAAACCTTATATTAACTTTATTGATGTTACTTCTATTTACTGGGTTATCGTCACAACTTCGATATACACACTCCCTTATTCTAAGCATAAAGAAAAGGTTATATGGGTTATCAACTCATTTGCATCTCTATTTATTGGAACGTCTATTTACTCTGGGTTCGATAAAGATATTTTAATCTATTATAACGATAATTTGATCCCATTTACGGGCGCTGTTAATATCGTCTGTTGTATTATTCTATATTCTTATTATTTGGATAATATTCAATTTAACACAAGTGTCTTTTTTATTGTTTGTGGATATATTTGTAAGTTACAAACCATTTATCACGGGGCTTATTGGGGAACATCGGTATTTCATATTTTTACTGCAATTGGTATACATATTCTGGTTTATATTGATAAACCACAATTAAAAAATGATATGCGTATTAATAAAAGTCGGCATCTACCCAAATTAGACAAAATTATAATTAAATAAACCTATTTCGTTTTACATTGCAACTACCGTTTCTTCCTCTTCTTCCTCTTCGCTTGTTACAAATAATTTATTCATATTGATTGCTTCCAAGTTATAATCTACAGGATTAAGCAATCGTTCTATCAAGGCATTATCACGGAAACGAACTGTATACTCCTGTTGAATCTTATTTCGTCCAATTCGTCCCAATGCCTGAATAATCTTTTGCTGTGTCATATGCGTCAAATCTTTTCCGATAAATCCATGACAGAAGGAATAATTCGTTCCGTAAATATAATCATCAGACGCAATAATCAAATATAAACGCTGTGAATATGCAAGTGCTTTCATAATCTCGGCATACTTCACATTATTATGTGTGTCGAACATACCTATTCCCATCAATAACAATACCTTCTTATGATCGTCTACATCTAATTCCATAATATCACATACGGTCTCTTCATCAATTTCAGATACAAATGCATTATTCACTGGTTCATTCGTCCAATAATCCTGATGCGATGTCGTATTGGGTATATTAACATTGGGTAACTTTACCGATACAATTGTCTTACGTAACTTCTCTATGTCTCGCGTCAGTTCGCGAATTTCTGGATCTTCCTTTTCCCTTCGTTCCGCCTTCTTATCACCAGTGTTCTTGGATTTTGTTTGCTTCAACGCCGAATGCTTTCCGCCACTCGCGGTATCTTCTTTCTCTGCGGTCTTATCCTCCAATATATTCTGCTTCTTTACTAACTCTTCCATCACCGTATTATTTCGCTCTATCTTCTGTGTTATATCATTAAACACCTTCTTGGAAATATTTGAATACTTAATATAATAGTTCCCAATTTTCTTAACATCCTTCGCCAAGAATATAGTTGGACCATCTGTTAATGTATGTGCATCGCTCGTCGTCAATAATATACCATTCGACTTCTTATCTTGAGGCACACTTATACCGTTATTATCCGTAAATTTAGCTTTCTGTGTTCCTTTTAAATATGTATGAATATTACTCCAGTTTTCCTCTTCTATTTGACTGAGAGCTGTCAGATAATATGTCTTCAAATTAATCATCGTAATCTCAGATAAAGAACCAAAGTGTACTTCTAGTCTATAATCATCAGATATCAATCCATTATCGTTGATATATTTAATAAAGCGGATGATTTCCGACAAATCGAAATAACGCAACAGTGTCTTGTTTTCTAGACAATGAGACACCGACCTACGCATGTCGTAATAATCCTCGTATAACAAATGGGGTAAAACACACATATTATTATTATTCAGTAGTGATATGGACTTCTTAAAATCATAACTGTTAATCGAGATTACTTCTGCGCCCTCGAATTTACACTTGAAATCCACAAGAGCATCGTGGATATCATTCTCCTTCGGTAGTGTGGCACAAGATAACACCATCTTAGATATCTGATTCTTCTGCCAGTTATCGTGTATCTTTTCATGCAGTTCATGCTCTTCGTAATCCATTGTAATCGTTGGTTCGTCCCAATATGTAATTATGTTCTCTTCTTTATTGAATGCCAACATATAATACATCGCAGTCAAGTATGACTGGACGTCGCAAATCATAATTTCCACCTTATCTCCCACACTGTTATCCACCCTTCCGATTCCACCGGACTTACGATGCTTGGTATAATCTTTCGCAGCGTAGTAATGAAGACGAATATCCTGCGCACTTTCGCAACCAAATGCAAACGCTATCTTCTTCTCCATACAAATCGCTGACTTCGCCAATGCCAGACCCACGTGCCTAGAAACACAAATGAATATTATCTTATAACCATTTGATAATCCCAGTGGAGTTAGGGTCTTTCCTGTTCCCGTAGGTGCACAATATAGCACTATCTTCGGTTTATTCTTTGTCTTGGTCTGGAATACATTATAAATTCTCTTCTGATGCTCAAATAGAGTCAAATCTTCGTATTTCAGTAGCACTGGATTCTTCTCTATGTATTCGTAAGCGCGATGAATCGTGTTCAACACCGAAGTCCTTTCATTTCCGTATTCAATCGCTCGGTTTGCTAGTTCCAATACAATTGTGTTTGTCGATGGAATAGAAGAACCCAACAACTGAATCAATGTGTACAGTGCCAACGAGTATTTTGAAGTACCCTTTGTAAACGACTTCAAAATTACCGTTACCATATCCAAGAGTACGAACTCGAATATCATATCTTTCTTCACAGCAATATTAGAATCCATATTATCTATCTTAAATACATCACTCTTCTTCAATTTCTTTGCTGACTTCAATGTTGGATTAAAATCACCTATAGTCTCGTTACCATACTTCTTCATCATTTTCTTTACATCTTTACTGAAATATCGTTCGTATAAATATGCCTCCATTTCGGGTGAATTGGGTATCTTTATCAGTTGATACAATGACTGATTCAAATTCGTCTTTATAGAAACATCGTGAAAACCATCACATATTAGTTTCAAAATTCGTTTCTCATCGGGACCGACGGGAATCTCTGTGTTTTCCCATTCAGTCTTGGTGAGTTTGGTTTGCTTTAAGTCCATTAAAAGTTCGATTTGTGTATCATAAATATATCTTTGTTTGTTTATTTCAATTTTATAAATAATATTATGTAAAAAATAAGGTTTTTTTAGTGCTTCTCTAATACTCGAAGTTCCAGTGGAAATAAACGTAAAAAAATATACTTATTTTTATTTCTATCTTACTTGTTGATATCTCGTATTCTTTATACCATCTGCAACTTCTTACGAACCATATGACCACGGAACACCTTCTGAATCGGTAAGGTGTATCTCGTCTTAATTGCCTTCACGTTACGTTCCGCTATGGTAGTGTCGTCCTCACTCAACACTTCGTCACGATAAGACCCTCCACGCACATTATGTACACCATATTTCAACATCGTACGTAATACCATTTCCTCTATCTCCCATTCGTCCTTTTCGGGATATGTCGCCTTCACATAATACGGCGTGTTCATTATCGTCCACATTGTTCCTAATTCCCGTTCCATCTTAGTAATCACCTTCTTGGCGTCTTTCTCATCCGACAGCACGACAATATACTTCTGGTTGCTCTGACCGATCACGTGAATGGGCATTTTTTATAATTTACGATTGGATTTTCATTTGTATTACTTTGTGTTTTTCCTTTCAATTTTTATAATTATGCTCTCATTTAATTATAAAATAATGCGTAAAACACATAATAATATCTATAGTAAAGCTTCGTCCAATAAACCATATCCATAGTCTCGTGCTTCAATGTCATATTTGAATGTCCCATACCAACTGGGTTTCACTATCAATTCATACCGATTTCCATTTATATTTATTGGGTGGCGATTCAAACATTCAAAGAAATGTGGCAGTACAATTTTCTCCATTATATTGTTTATATATATCTGTTTGGAACCTGTGAAAACATTATGAACTAATAATACATCACAACCTTCAATGGAGAACCCACGTTTATTTATATAAAAAGGCATTATTTATTATCTATATCTTTCATTTTATCTCCTTTTTTCCAAAATTATTATATTTTTTTGGGTTTATTAACATCTGTTGTAATTACATAAAGATTTATTCGCGAATATTAATAGTTTATTCTATGTTCTCTTTCCTTTCAGGAGGTTCTACGAATATTAAAGAATATATTGGATTTGAAGATATTAAGTATGCTATTTCACATTCAAATGATTTCGTTATTATCAATACTCTTTCTGCTAACGATCAGGACTTACTCATTCGTGGGACGCTTCCTTGTGATCGTGAAGAAACTGTGATTAATGAACAGATTTCTAATTATCGTGCACCTGATTTACCTGTCATTATATATGGACGTAATTGTTGCGACGATACTGTTCAATTCAAGCAGGAACAACTTATAAAACTTGGCGTCAAGCATGTCTGTATTTATATGGGAGGACTTTTTGAATGGCTCTTGATGCAGGATATATATGGATGCGATGACTTTCCTACCACAACGAAATGTACGGATTTATTGAAATATCGTAGCCCACGACGCCTTAAAAAACAATTATTATTGGAATATTCGTAAAAATTGATTACTTTTATTTTTCATTAATCTCTGGAAAAACTATGGATTTCTCTATAATTGAAAATAATGTTGGTTCTATTGGTGTATTTAAGGTTGATTATGATGATGTATATATTACGATAATGATTGAGAATGTTAGCGTGTCACAAGATGGTAACTCATGGTTTTCATACTCCTTTATCGATCATAAGGAATTGTCCCCTAGTCTGTTTGGGACGTCATTGAATAGGGCAAACTGTTGTTGGACGAATAAGTATAAGGGGTGGTTTTCCAGAGATATTAAGGATACGCTTGTCTTTATTGGTAATCCTCAGTGTGACTTTTGAATATATTAGTATTTATTATTACTAATATATTTGTATGTTAATTAATTTTGTTTCTGTTGCTGTCTTTTTTTCCTACGCTGTTCGTACGCCTTACGTCCTCCGTATGCGAATCTGCGTCTAGACTTATTTTTCTGTTGCTTTCTACGCTTTAATGTTTTCGATTTATTTTTTCTTCCTCCCCACCCCCTGCGACGAGCGGAGTCTTCGTCATCGTCGCTATCGCCTTCTCCGCGAATTCCTTGGCGAAACTTCTCCAAATCCGCTGCGTCCTTGAGCATCTTGTGATTCGGGTCCAAGAGAGGAGGTTGAGCGACTGGGTTCTCTTCAGTCTCGCCGTCTGGGTCCTCTTCAGTCTCGCCGTCTGGGTCCTCTTCAGTCTTATTATGTCTATCGGAGGTCTCATTCAAGTCCTTTATCCCCCTTGCTAGGTCATCCTTCGTAATGGCGGCGGGGCCGTCTGGGTCCTCTTCAGTCTTATTATGTCTATCGGAGGTCTCATTCAAGTCCTTTATCCCCCTTGCTAGGTCATTCTTCGTAATGGCGAGCTTCGCCTTCTTGGCGGGATCAACTGCAGCGGCGGCGACGTGGGCGCGGGTGGCAGAGTCGGGGGAGCCGGTGACGTTGGCGGGCTCAATGGCGTTGGCGGCGACGTTTGCCTTTTTATGGATGAATTCTCCTTTGCGGTCCAGTGGATGAAGCTGTTTTGAATTTAAATTTAATCCATATATAAAACCGATAGTTTTGTCGTTTAATTCAACCACAATTCTTCCCTGATTGTTAAATTTTAATGTTAGTGGATCACTACTAATAGATTTAAAAAATTGTTTGGCATTGTTATGTTCGTCATCCTCTCCGTTCTCTAACTCATCATCTAGTCCCTTTTCGTTTATACCTGTTTCCTCTTCTATAAGTTGATATATCTTGTTATCCTCGTCGCCAGAAAAGTTATAACGATCTTTTTCTTCACCATTTATCTTGGAGAATGTTCCTCTTTTGTAATAATCGTTTTTCGTCTTGAAAGGTTTGGTGCCTTGGCTTTTTCGTATTATATATGTTTCTGTACTATGAAGTTCAGGCAGTGGGCCTAGTTGAGGTGGTGCGGGCAACGGGTCGTTGAAATTAGGAGGCAGTTTGTCAAGAGCGCGTTTTTTAGCTTCCTCGTCGTTTTTGAGCACAACCTCCGATGTTATCTCAGCCTTCGATGATGCTTGGTATTTTATTTGATAAGTTTCCAAAAATTTTATATATGCGCCGGGCAGGTCCTCATCTCTCTGATCTTCACCTTTAAACTCATTAAAAGATTCAATTATTTTATTGGTCAAATTTGTATTCGCCCTGTCCACCCTGGTCACAACCTTTCCCATGATATCCTTTATTACAATCTTAAATAGTGACTCCTTGCCTTCTTCAATAGAAAAAACAATTCCCGTCCCATTTTCGATCTCCCCCTTGTAGTCAAGTCCATTAAAGGAGGAGTTTATAGGCTGCTGCTCAATGACGGCGTATTTACCAATGACGTCCATCTCTTTTAAAATATCAAGTATATACAAATATGGAATCACATGTCTATGTATATCAGGGTTCGCTGATTTAGTGTATACAAACTCGCCTCTCTTCTCATTAACTCCCATACGTATAGTATTTTTTACATATTCTTCGCCCTTGTTATATATACTAAGCCATTCAGCAGGTGACAAACGTAAATCGTTATCAATTAACTTGGTTACTAAATCCAATGATTTGACAATCTTTTTGAATGGTTCAATTTTATTTGTACAATATACTGGAGTTGGACACTTAACAGAGTCGCCTTGGCGCGTTGTTGTAATCGAATAAAGAGTATTGTCTGGTTTGTCTCCGGTTGTAGTTTGTATATCGAAGTAACGTTGTGACCAGTTGACCTTGGCTGGAGCGGTGCCTTTGTTGGAGAAGAGGCCTCCTCCCTCTCCTCTAACTCCACCTTTTTTTATAGAACGATTCTTTTTTGTATTATTCTTAGCAGAATTATTCTTATTTGTCATAATAATATATATTACTCACATAAAAAAAGATGCTTGATTTCCAGTAAATCACGCGAAATACAAATTAAAATCGGATCGCGATCCATCCTTGAAATCCAGAACTCATAATTCCCATTATATATCCTAAATCCAATACAGAATTCAATTCCTACCTTTTCAAATACAAATGGTTCGCTATAACGAAGAGGTTTCAGAGAACACTTATCTAAAACTACCATCATATGAAAATAACTTCTCGGTTTTGTATCCTCGCTAAAATGAACCACTCCAATAAGTTCATCATTACCAAAATCAATAAACGGTGTAGAACCTTTCATATGTTGGAATTCATGAACTCCGCAAGTTTCCTTATATGTTTGAATGATTTTCAATTGGGGATTTTTATCAGGTTCTCTAAATATTTCACCGATTTCCAATGGCGCCCACTTATAAATAAATAATTCACGTCCCAATCCTTCTGGATCTGTTAATGGTATCCAATTCTTCTCACACCAAGTATCTGTCGGTGGATCCACTATTTGTGAATTCGAATAACTCTTAGTTTCATAATTATAATCACCAATTATCATACGATTTCCATTTGTATTATGGTATCCCACGGTCGTTGCTATATATTTAATACGCCCAATATGTTCGTAAAGGCGAATATCTTCAATACCACGTGAATACAGATCATATTTTGGTAACTTAATCGTTTCTGTCATCTCATCATAATTACTAGGAACTAAGTTACCCGAAACGTCATAATCCAATTCAGAAGCAATGTTTTTCGTCCGTATAATATTTGTACCGTCGTAAAACATATACCCTCCATTATCATAATACCAATAATTCACATAACGAGTATTCAAATAATGTTTCCCACGATAAAACAAATACGATGCAGAACCTGAATTATAACCATCAATGTGCGGATAATTATACAATTGTTTATAAACACCGAGATTGGATAAATTTGTTATATAGTTAGACGGTGAAATTGCACGTATAATAGAATCGTCGTGGTCTGCTTTATAATATTCAGGCTGCCAATCACTATTTACTTCCAACCACGCCCAGAAATTGACTTCCCAAACCAGTTTCTTATATGTTTGTATGAATTTTGGATATTCAGACATATATAAACGATGAAATTTTTGAATGGACTCGGCATCACCCAGGAAAAATCCTCCACAAAAGCGCCAATGAATACAATCCGTTACATGTCCGTGATGAATATTATTATATTTTTCCCAGCATCCAGGTATGAGAAAACAAGATGATTTCCATATATGATCTTGCGTATCTTTTAAAAAGCGGAGTGATACGAGTTTTTCTTTGAATACATGTGTAAGATTAAAGTCAACCCATGCAAAATGTGTTGTATTCCAAGGGTTCTCTCGAACAGCATGATCCATAAATTCGGATTTGGAATTAATTACATACATATAATTTGGAATATCCTTGGTTGGGTTTCTTTGTTCGGGTAATATAAATTCATGTTTTACAGTTTCATTATAAAACCATAATTCCTCTATATTTATAACCTTCATAATGTGCAGGTTCTCGTAATCATTAGAAAGTATCTCGATCATGGGCGCCAGTATAGGACAAACATAAATACAAATATTGATTCCAGTTTCTAGGAGTTCTTTGAATCTCTCAATGCGCCACCTAATTGTTTTATTATCGTCGTAATTCTCGTGGTATATATGAAAGAAACTGGTTACAAAAGTCACAGTCATTTTTGTATATTTACACCGATTTATTTTATATGATTATATGAAGCAATTATTATTATGGCATCCGTTCATAAAAATTGATATGGATTATTATGAACGTTTCGTTGGTAAATACTTCATATTATGTCAAACAAAATCACCCGTGTCCTCGTCTTTGATACCGAAACGAATGGCCTTCTTCCCAAGCGCGATAAAACGACCAGGTTGCCCGTTATTAACGAATATCCTTATATCCTTCAATTGAGTTTCGTGCTATATAATATTGAGACCTCTACGCATGAGAAGATTTATAACGAATATATTAAGGTGGATGATAGTGTAGTGATTTCAGATAAGATTACTGAGATTACGGGCATTACCAAGGAGATTTGTAGCACAAAGGGAGTTCCTATTACCAGTGCCCTATATGACTTCTATCACGCATATATGCAATCTGACCGTATTGTAGCGCATAATATTAATTTCGATAAGAATATGATGGAACTTGAGATTTTCCGTAATCGGGACAATCTCCGTACCATTCCCGAAATTTATTTCCTATTTAATGATATGTTCAACAGTGTTCATAATACGGATACCTACTGTTCAATGCAAAATACGAAGAAATTCTGTAATATCATGATAACTGGTAAATATGGACCTTACGTCAAGCCACCCAGACTGGTAGAACTGCACCAGAAAATGTTTAACTTTACTCCTGATAACCTTCATGATGCACTTGTGGATACAATGGCGTGTCTAAGGTGTTATATGAAGTATGAGCATAATCGCATAATTGAGCAGTGGAACTCTTCTGCAAGTGTTGCGAATCATATGTAATCGGGATCATAGAAACCAATAATTAAATAACTAGATTATATTTTTTTCTTGTATTTCGGTTTTACGAGAAATATTATTGATTACTTTATTAATCGTGGTTTCGCGCGGTGCATCGGGAATCAAATTATTTTGTATAGAAATGCATTTTTCTGAAAATTCAGATTCCATATTTTCATATTCTGAACTGTTTTCTTCTTTCTTTTTCATCAATTCTTCTTGTGTGCGACGTGTTACTTCTTGTATACCTTTCTTCAATGATTCTTGTGAGTTATCCTTATTCCACGAGTTGTTCTCTTTAATATATAAAACATTACGCTTTTTATCGGTACAATGAATAGGTCTTTTATGTGTTCCTAATTCCTGTAGGTTCTCTATAAACAGTTTTGATATTCCATTGGCATATCCAATTTGTGCTTGATTTTCCAGATCTTCAAATGTAATTTGCATATTATTTATGAAATCTGAAAAATTGAGTGCATCTTTACAATCTTCATTCAAAAATACTTGTAAATTAAACTGATTATTATTTGTGATATTATTTGTGGTGTTACCAATTTTCGGAACAGTATCATTCAATAAATTAATAAGTTCTTTATTCTGTGCTAATAACTCAAGAATAAGTTGATC